TATTGCCGGAAAGACCCGCGTGTCGCCAGCACATACGAAAAGTATAAGGACCGCTAATGATCCTGCTACCTTACCCTGCGCCGCCCCTGTGGCCGAACAAGCGCGCCCATTGGGCCAAGAAAGCCCGCGAGACAAAGAAGCATCGTGCATGGGCGCATGGGGCCGCACTGGCGGCAAAGCCCTCTGCTGACGGGGAGCCTATTCCGGTGCGAATCACGCTTTACCCAAAACCCAAAGGGCCAGCCCCGGACAAAGACAACGTTGTTGCCAGCGCAAAGGCGTATCTCGATGGAATAGCTGAAGCGATGGGAATCAATGATCGTGCGTTCGCCTCGCCAATTGTTCGCATATCGGGAGAGCGACTTAGCCAGATGGGGATTGAAATTGGAAAAGCCTAAAGCAGCACCGCCGTACTTTCCCTATCGCGACCACAGAACGATTGAGCAAATCGCGCGCGGTGAGCCACGGCCAGAGTTTATGCGCTCGGTTGTGGTGCATCCACTAGGACGTACACTAGCTGACTTGCTATAGATATGAGCTTGTGGCAATAAGGCGGCGGGGAGCGTTAGCGCGCTCGACCCGCCTATTTTCTAAACGCCTGAAACGGAGGCGATGAATGACAGAGTATCTAGACAAGCCAGTTCGTAAGCGCAAGGTTCTTACTCTAAAACTGGAAACCCCCAAAGAAGCGCTTGAACAAGTCTCCGCTGATCCTACCAGGTTCACGCGGCGCGAAGACTGTTTCTTCATGGTGTTCAATGAACAAGGCCATATGCCTAAGAGGGTATACGGTCCGGACGAGATACACACGGCATATAAGCATGCTAGCCAATTGGCGCGCGAGACAGGCTATACTTTCCATGTCATGCGTAGCTGGCGGGTAGTGAAGCCGAGGGATGAATAATGGCCGTTCCATTCATGCCCCTCTATGTTGCCGATTATATGGCCGATACGGCTCACCTGACCACAGTCGAACACGGTGCCTACCTTCTGCTGATAATGACCTATTGGCAGAGGGGGGAAGCGTTGCCAGACGATGATAAAAAGTTGGCCAGAATTGTTGGCTTACAGGGCCGAAACTGGAAGCGCGTCAGGCAGGAAATTGAGCCCTTTTTTGAGTTCCGAGACAACAAATGGGTGCATCAGAGGATCGAGCATCAATTGACTGTGATGAGGTCTCAGAGCCGCGCTAACTCATTGAATGGAAAGAAAGGAGGTTTAGCGAAGGCTAAAGGTTCGCCTAGCGAAAATCTAGCGAAACATAAGCGAACGCTAAGCCATACAGATATAGATATAGATACAGTAGAACCTAAAGGTTCTATTTCCGCTAGCGCGAAAAAGCCGAGCAAGAAGACCCTGCCTAAAGACTGGTTTCCAGAGGCTTTTAGCCCGTCCAGCAAATGCGCCAAGATAATCGGAACGTGGTCGCCTAGCGATATGTCGGATCACCTTGAACACTTCAGGGCGCATCATGAAGCGAGGGGCACGAAATTTGAGAACTGGCAATCTGCTTGGCAGACTTGGGTGATAAACAGCGACAAGTTCAAGCCCCGCCAGCAAGTAGATAGCGCACGTGGTGGGTCGCTTGCAGATATTGGTGATGAAGTAAGAGGATTGCTGAATTATGGACAAGGTAACTGAATTACAGCGCTGTTTTGCGCTGGTGAGGCCTGTTGGAATGTCTGACTCGGCTGCCAGGGATTGGCTTTTGGCAGCCGCTGCGGAGGTCGATGAGTTTGCTACATATCGGCCTGACCAGTTTCGTTTTGCCTGTGCGGCCATCAGGAAGACGGCCACGCATCACGGCCAGATAGTTCCTGGCATTTTGGCAAAGCAATTCTACGAGTGGGAAACCGTTTCAGGACACCATCGGAAAGGACTGGCTGCGCTATGTGGGGGCAAGAAGCCTGACACTGCGCAGATTGAAAATCGCGGAGGCGTAAAGCGCATAGGCGATCTCACTAAGGATTTTGGCAATGAATGAGCGCGAGCACCGCCAAGCCGATTTCAGGGCATGGGTGGCGAGCCTGAATGCGCAGCGCGACAGGGCCAACGTCACCCGCAGACGGTATCGTATCATTGAGAAAGACGGGCTTATGTCGATGGAAGACTGCTGGCCTGCCCGCTAACACACATTACCCAAGGAGATAGGAATGGAAGCTGTAACGATAGGGCGGGCCACGCTGTATTGTGGGGACTGCCTCGACATTATCCCGGCGCTTGGAAAGGTGGACGCGGTGGTGACCGATCCGCCGTATCCAAACAACGCTGGCCATTTTGTCGAGGACATTCCCGCAGCCGTTCAAATGATGGCACAGGTTGAAGCGCCCCATTGGCTGGTCTTCTGGACGGAAATGGAGTTCCCGCCAGTTGTTCAGCCGATGGTTGCCGCTCACATTTGGCACCGGACCAACACGAACCGGCCCGACAATTACGAACCTATTTTTGAGTTCCACGAAGACGGCAAGAAACGCGCAAGCCGCGTCTTTCCTTATTGCGTCATCTTCCCCGGCCTGACCGGAATAGAGGCTACCGGGCACCCGACCGAAAAGAACGTTGATCTGATGGCCGCGCTAATCAAGCGCACCACGGGCACCATTCTTGATCCGTTCCTTGGCAGTGGTGCGACGGGCGTGGCCGCAATGAAGCAGGGCCGCGACTTCATCGGGATTGAAAGGGAAGAGCGTTACTTCGACATCGCCTGCAAGCGTATTGAAGACGCCCAGAGGCAAGGAGATATGTTCATTGCCTAAAGCCCAAATCCCCGCGCCTGGATTTACAGAATGTCATGGCAGACGGCCACCCGGCTGGGCATCACTTCCGCAATCGACAAAGTTCTACGCACAGATACGCGGGGGAAGCCCTGAGACTGCGGGATTCGTCGATTCGGTTCCGTGGGTTTTGGAAAGAGCGAATTTCCGCCACGGCGACCACGCAGGCGACATTGTGGCTGCTAGATTGGTTGAGCAGATAAAAACTGAAGGCAGACAGGATAACGGGAGTTACGAATGAGAGTTGAGCGAATAGGATTGGCCACGATGTATCTCGGAGACTGCCGGGAAGTGGTTAGCGTTCTTTCGGGTGTGTCATGTGTGGTTACTAGTCCGCCATATAATCAGATGGAGGGAATCAAAGATCGTAAGCCTAGCGGGATTTGGGCGCAAAAAGGTGGTGGTGCTGGGTTTGTAGATGCATGGAAAACGAGCGGTTATTCCGATGACACCCCAGAATCAGAGTATCAGACAGAACAATCCGATTTATTCTCAGCAATCGCTAACGCGTGCACTGCTGATGCATCGCTTTTCTACAATCACCAGTTGAGATGGCGGGATGGAGAATGTTTACACCCTGTCCAATGGTTCACGCCGGATGGCTGGGCGCTACGTTCAGAAATAATCTGGGATCGGGCGGGAGGCATGATGTTTAACGCCCGAATGTTTTGCCGTTTTGATGAGCGAGTGCTTTGGTTTGTGCGTGGAAAAAAATGGAAGTGGAACCAAGATCAAGTAGGTATGGGGACCGTCTGGCGGATTCCAAGAGCGCAAAACAAAGACCACCCTGTTGCCTACCCCGTTGAACTTCCAAAGCGATGCATTCTAGCCACGACCGACCCTGATGATATTGTTTTGGACCCCTATTCAGGTTCAGCTTCGACCGGCGTGGCAGCTGTTCAAAACGGGCGGCGCTATATCGGGATAGAGCGCGAAGAAAAGTATTTCGATGCAGCTTGCAAACGCATTGAAGATGCACAGCGACAGGCTGACCTGTTCATTCCATGACAAGCAACACCGGCCACCCCGGCGACATCGTAGGGGCAAGGTTGGTGGAATAAATGCGACGAGTTGAGTGTGATTGTGGTTGACCGATGGTCACAGGCGGGCTAGAAGGTTTTCATCGAAAGGGGCAATGCTCCACCAACGAAAGGGAAAATGAAATGGCTACTTTTCAGAAAAACGGTCGGACCTACACCATTACCGGAACGCAGGATAATTCGGCAACTGCCGCACACCTGCGCGGGCGCGGATTTGATGGGGTGGTTTATTTTGCTGAATCGCAGCCGGTAGGTCGCCAGCGTAAACCTTTCGTTGGTATGTTTTACCGCTCGGTTAAGACCGGCCAGTTCCACAGCGCAATCTAAGGATCAGGCAATGAATAAACTCGACTTTCTTACATCCCTCCGCGGCAAAGCCCTCAGCGAGGGAAATGCTGACGCATGGCGCGATTACGACATGCAAATCCGCGCCGAACTGGCTTATCTTCGTGCAGAGGTTAAGCTTGGCCGTCGCGATGCAGAAACATTCCGAATGGTCGCTCGCGCATGACCCCCAAACAATTCCGTAAAATCCGCGAGCGGGCTGGTTATAGTGTTGACCAGCTTGCCGCAGTTCTCCGCATTAGCGACGGTCGATCCGTAAGGCGTTGGGAAGATGGAAGCCGCAAGGTATCCGGCCCCGTGTCTCTGATAATGTCGGCTTTGGAGCAGGGCTTACTTACTGGCGAAGATCTTCTAAATCTTTAATGGGCCTGTCGCTATTTTATAGACATTCTTTTGAGTTTGGTTTAGGTGTTTCCAATGGAAAAATTCAAAACCATTCCAATAGCGGAACTTAAAAAGTCTTTGGATTATAATCCTGAAACGGGAATATTCCTAAGAAAGATTGACCCGTCCGTTAGGGGGTCGCTTAGGGCAAGGTGGGGCAATAAGCCGACATCACCAAACCCAAACAAGCACGGGTATCTTCTGGTTAGTGTAGGTGCGGTGCAGTTTCTCGCCCATCGCGTGGCGTGGGCAATCCATTACGGAGAATGGCCCCAAGGGCAGATAGATCACATAAATCACTGCCGAAGCGATAACAGGATTTCCAATCTTAGGGTTGTGAATGACGCGGGAAACAAGAAGAACATGTCACTCAGGACCGATAACAAAAGTGGATGTGCTGGCGTTTCATGGCGTGAAAATAGGCAGAAGTGGCGCGCCAGAATTCATGTTGATGGCAAGGAAGTCTGCTTAGGTCATTTCGAAAATAAGGAATCCGCAATCGCAGTCAGAGCGAAGGCGTTAAAGGAATATCAATTTCACAAAAACCACGGAAACCCAAGCCATGATAACCCGCGTAACAACCGAGAACGGCCAGGATCTAGGCGAGTGGGAAACGCAGCACCCTATCCGCGCTGGCGAGGTAATCACCGATGGCGGGCAGGAATACGAAGCCATGTTCTATCAGGGCGGTGGCTTGATTGTGAGGGAAGTATGAGCAAAGGTCTCGTGGTTTTAGCGATGCTCGCATTCCGCAAGGAACAGCAACCATGAGCCTCTACAGCGAACTTTCGTGGGCCGGCCCTAACTTCTACGGCCAGACATTCACCGCCCACCACTTCCACCACTGCGCAGCCCGTGACGAGCATATGCGCCTAGAACGCGCCCGAAGGATGGCGAGAGCAGCAGTCAGGAGTGTTAGGCATGGGTGATAGAGTAGAACGAAAGCTAACCCTTTATCGCGATGATAGCACCGCGCAGGTTGTCTACGATCGCGTGAAGACATGGTTCTGGACGGCAGGGAATACCGTGCTGGTCGTGAGTCGTTATGACACCGATACGGGAGGCGAGCATCATTACATTCATTGGCCACGCGAACGTTTCTGCTGGTTTAAGGACGAACCCCGCCATGACTAAAACAAGCGACCAAGAGGTGATCCAGGCGGATCGTGAGGTAGTGGATCGCATCATGTGCGATGACCCCGACGCGCCCGACTTCGACTACGCATATCGCGAGGTTGCAGCCCACCGCATGACAGAGCGCGCGGCAATTGTGGCGTGGTTGAGGGCGGAGGCTCGTTCGAACTACAACACCGCATTTGAGTGCTGGAAGGAATCGCGACAGACCGGGGACGCCGGCACTGGTTCAATCGGTGATAGCGCTTTCCACGAATATCAGATCAAGGATCGCATCATAGACGCCATCGAACGCGGTGACCACACGGAGACAAGCCATGAGCAATGAGATCGACTGGACTAAGCCGCGAACGCATAGCCTCTAACGGTGTAGCATCCATAACCGATGTCAGGGAGTGTGAGGCAATCGTGGCAGAGCGGAGGCAGGACCCGTTGGTGGAAGCTATAGCGGAACTGGTTCACGATGCCATGATGTGGGCCGTTGGCTGTGGTGGCGAGCCTAGAAATTGGGCGGGTGGCAAAAGCTTGGGTGAGGAAATGGCGCGGGAATACGCCATGGAGATCATCAAGAAACCGAAGATCGTAGAGGCATAACAATGACCGAGATAGAGTGGAGCGCACCGCTTGATTTGAGTGAATTGCGAGAAATACTTAATGACTTTTTCCCTAACGATTTGCGCGTTTACGATTCTTGCCGAGGTCGCGGCGAGAGAGTGTTCGCGGATAGTATGCGGTATAGAGGTTATGAAATCCGCAACCGCACCACAAAGCCCGCCAATGCGCCTTCGCCGGAGTTGGTGGAGAGCCTTAAATCCATGCGCGATCATTTAGATTTAGCGCGCAACAGGATTAGGGCCACCGCAATCAATTTCTCAGGCCTTGATGAACCGCGCTCCTATGAAGCATCGTATTGGGCGAATGAGGCAGACGAGCATGTGAAACAGTTTGACGCCATCCTCGCAGAACTAGAGCCGGTCGATCCTGACGAAGCATTGATTGACCAAGTTCTAGGCGACCACGGCGGATTCGATGCTCGCACGGAAGCCATGCTTCGAGACGCAATCAAGCGCGTTAGAGCGGAGAAGGGGTGATGGAGACTTATTCAAACCAAGGTCCGCAGTGCCCTTATTGCGATAGGCAATATACGGCAGATGATTCGTTCTATTACGATGAAAGCGGATATACCGAAGAAACGTGCGACGAATGCGGCAAGACATTTGACGTAGAGGTTTGCCATACTGTTGCATGGTCATGTGTGCAGCGTGATGAGGAATAACCGCCGCACTACCCCTAACCACTCCCCACTTGCCCAGACAGACAATAAAGGCTAGATAGAAACCATGAACATCGAACGCGCAATCGGTCTGGTGATACTTGTCCTGCTGGTGATCTTCCTGGCGCGGCTGGTTGTATGACTTTGAATTTTTTCAATGGAAATCAAGATGGCGCACGGGGGTAAGCGGCCCGGTGCCGGTAGGCCTAAAGGGGCTAAGGACAAGCTGACACGCGAAGCGGGTGCCAGTCTTGCTGAGATAGCACGCGAGCACACTGAGTCTGCCATTGAGACACTTGTGCAGATTGCGGTATCTGGAGAGAGTGAAGCAGCTAGAGTAAGTGCGGCCAACGCGCTGCTTGATCGTGGCTATGGCAGGGCTCCGCAGTCAATCGAACACACAGGCGAGGTCACATTCAGCAAAGCCACTGAACTGTCAGACGACGATCTAGCCAAGCTGGCAACAGGTCAGTGACCACGATCACGCCGCAGGAGGCCGCAACAGAACTCCTGCGCAGACGACGCGCCAGAACCAACCTTGTCGATTACGCCCGCTACATCGACGTTCCCGGCGCGCCAGTTACAGAAGACGATCCCGACTGCGAGACGTTCAAGCCCGTCGAGACTGTTCTAGCCGAGCATCACGAAATTATCCTCAACGCCACGCAGCGCTGCATAGAGCGTCATCGCGGGCGCACGATGCTGTTCCTGCCCCCTGGTAGCGCCAAGTCGACGTATGCCACTGTTGTGTCGTCCACATGGGCTTTAGGTAGGCAGCCCGGGTACAAGGTTATCAATGTCAGTTATGCCAGCGATATAGCAAAGAAGTTTGGCCGCCGAATGAGGGCGATAACCAAGCAGAAGAAGTTCGAGAACCTTTTTGCCACTAGCCTTTCAAAAGAAAGTAGCGCTGCTGACGAATGGGCCTTGTTGAATGAATCTGAATTCATGGCTGGCGGTATTCTGTCTGGCATAACCGGGAACCGTGCAGATTTCGTATGTATTGACGACCCCATTCGCGGGCGACGTGACGCGGATTCGGAAACAATTCGGAAGAACACCCGAGATGCATACGATGAGGATGTTCTAACCCGCTTGAAGCCTGGGGGTAGCGTAATGATAACGCAAACCAGATGGCACATGGATGACCTTGCTGGTTCAATATTACCTGATGATTGGAAGGGTGAAAGCGGCATGATTGAATGCCGTGATGGCGAGACGTGGGAAGTTATCTGCATTCCTGCCAAGGCTGAGCGGCACGATGACATGCTTGGCCGATTGCCCGGGGAATACATCTGGCCAGAATGGTTCGGCCCTGAGCATTGGGCACCTTTCGAGCGCATGCCAAGGACGTGGAATGCCCTCTACCAGCAACGCCCTGCCCCAGACACAGGCGATTACTTCAAGCGTGAATGGATCATCGAGACGGACAACGCGCCTCCGCGCGAAACCATGCAGATATTCGGCGCGTCCGATTATGCCGTGACCGCTGACGGCGGCGACTACACCGTTCATGTCGTGATGGGCATCGATCACACTGGCCGCTTGTGGCTGCTGGACCTATGGCGGCAACAGGCATCGTCCGATGTATGGGTGGATAGCCTGTGTTCGCTGGTAAAGCAATGGCGACCGATAGGCTGGGCTGAGGAAACGGGTCAGATCAAGTCCGGCGTCGGCCCGTTCCTGGTCAAGCGCATGCTTGAAACGGAAGCTTACGTGGCGCGCGAGCAATTCCCGACGCGAGGGGATAAGGCGGTGCGCGCACAGTCTATCCGTGGCCGCATGGCAATGCAGGGGCTGCATGTGCCAAGAGGTGCGCCATGGCTACCTGCGCTGATCAGTGAAATGATGTCTTTCCCGGTCGGTTCGCATGACGATCAGGTCGATGCGCTTGGATTGGCGGGCCAGCTCATTGCAAAAATGGATTTTGGTGCTACACCTGAAGACGCTAAACCGAAACCGGGAGCGCCGCCGCGTGTTGTTGCGGATGGTGTCATTGCTCCACCACTTAGGGCGCGTAGATGAACGAATCCCGCAACTTTACCGGAACGACCGAAGAAGCGCGCGAGAAAGCATCTGCGCCAATCCTTCAGGCGCTCAAGCGTTCACAGGATGCGTTTCGGGAGTGGGACGCCACCTGCCACGGTATCGATGACCTCTATTCGCGCCACGGCTCAAGCTACGAGCGCCTGCTTGATATGGCCGCTTATGGCGACGGCGAGATGGATCTGTTCTGGTCCTCGTCCGAAGTTCTCAAGCCTGCTGTTTATGCCCGCCCGCCTGTCCCGGCCATTGCGCCGATCTTCAAGGATGGTGGCCCGGTAAAGTCCACTACTGCCGAATTGCTGGAGCGTGCGGCTGTATCGACGTTCAAGCAGACCGGCATCGATGATGTCATGCAGTCGGTGCGTGATGATCTGTTGTTCTCTGGGCGCGGCGTCATGTGGCTGCGTTACGAAAGCGAAGGCGGCAAGAAGGTCTGTGTCGAACACCTGGACCGTGATGACTTCCTGCATGATGTGGCACGCAAGTGGTCTGGTGTTGGCTGGGCTGCTGGCGGCTTCTGGATGTCCGAAGACGAGATCAAGGAGCGGTTCAAAGGCATTACGCAGGAGCAGATCGATCAGATCGAGTTCATGGAATGCCGCGACGAAGCGAACCGGCAAGAAAAGGGTATGTCCCCCAAGGCGCGCGTGTGGGAAGTCTGGCACCGCGCGAACAACCGCGTCTATTGGGTAACGGAAGGGCTGGACGTTTATCTTGACGACAGCGAACCGCACCTGAAGCTTGAGGGCTTCTTTCCTTGCCCGCGTCCGGCTTATGGCACCTTGCAGCGTCGTTCGCTTATTCCTGTGCCTGACTTCGAACGCTACGGCGGCATGTTCGCCAAGATCAACACGCTGACGGCCCGCATTTACCTGTTGCTCGATCAGGTGAAGATGAAGGGTATTATCCCTGGCGGTGGGGATATAGCATCGGCCATTGAATCGCTGATGAAGTCCGAGGACGACAGCATCCTCATTGCGGTTCCCGGCGCTGCACTGATGGAAGGCGCGGCTGCGGTTGTGTGGATGCCATTGCAGGAACTTGCAGCGGCTATCACCGCGCTGATCGATGCTCGCCGTCAGCTTATCGAAGACTTCTATCAGCTTTCCGGCATATCCGACATCATGCGCGGTGCTACCGAGGCAGAGGAAACCCTTGGCGCGCAGCAGTTGAAGGCGCAGTTCGGTTCGGTGCGTGTTCGCCAGAAGATCGACGAGATGCAGCGGATCGCGGCAGAGGCGGTTAAGATTGCCTCCGAGATACTGGCTGAGAAATTCGACGGCAAGACGTTGCTGGAGATGTCGCAGATGGATTTGCCGACGCGGGCTGACATCAAGAAGCGCATCAAGGAAATCGAAGACGCGGCTGAGAAAGAACTCAAGGCGCTTGAAAAGAACGTCATGCAGGCCGGGGGCAATATGGACCCTGAACAAGCGCAGCAGATGTTCCAGCAACAACAGCAGGCCATAGTCGGCAAATATGGTCCGATGCTGGAGGAAGCTGAAAACCTCGTTCCGATCGACGACGTGGTTGACCTGTTGCGGGATGATCGTGCGCGTTCGTTTGCTTTCGAGATTGAAACCGACAGCACAATCATGGTCGACGAGATTGCGGAAAAGAGCGCCCGCAATGAGTTCATGGGTGTATTCAACAACGCCACGCAGGGCCTTATGGGTCTGGCCGGTATGGGTGAACCGGGGGCAAAGCTTGCCGGTGAACTGATGAAGTTCGTTCTGGCTCCCTATCGTGTCGGCAGACAGCTTGACGGGGCGATTGATGACTTTGTGAAGCAGGCCCCTGCTATGCTGGCCTCTCAGCAAGGTGAGGGTGACGAGCAAGGTGTTGCGGCACTGGCTGAGGCTGAGATGGAAAAGGCCAAGGCCCAGATGGCCAAGGTCGAAGCCGATAGCGCGCTCAAACAGGCTGAAAACCAGCGCAAGTTTGCCGAATTGCAGGTTAAGGCGCAGAAGGATCAATCCGACGCACAAGCAAAGATGGCCAAGCTGGAGCAGGATGCCAACGCCAACGCAATCAAGGCGCAGGAAGCTTTGGCCAAGGTGGATCTACTGCGCGCCCAGACCATGAAGGCGATGGCCGAAGCAGGTATAGCCATAGACACGGCGCAATTGGACGAGTTCAAGTCCCTTGCAGACATCGACATCAAGCAAAGCCAGGAGCAGCGCGCTATCGTGAACGATCAGCGCCAAGCAGAGCGTGCCGACCGGCAGGAAGCGCGCGAAGTGATGCAGCCTGCCGAACGGGAGTTCCCGCAATGAGCGGCTTCCCTGTAACCATAGTCGACAGCGGTGGTTATCCAGTCACCCATGTTCCTGCTGACACAACGCCTGTCGCGGCTGCGCCCGCTAACGTGGTTGATGAAGGCGGCTATCCGATCACGATTGTTGAAAGCGGCGGCCTACCGCTGACCCTTATTGGCTACACACCGGAGTAAATGAAATGGCAGATGCAAACAGATTGATTGGCTTGGGCGTCCCCGAACCAACCGCCGTGGAAATGGCCGCGCAGATCGAAGCGCAGGAAGGCAATGCCGACCGTTTGAAGGAATTGGGCGTTGTGCCTGAACTGGCAACAGAACTGGCCGGTCAGATTGACGCTGAGGGCACTACCAACGCGCCGAAGCTGGTCGACTACAGCATGATACCCGACATTGCGGTGGAGGTCGTGGCGCAGATCGAGGCGGATAGGGCTTAGCAAGCTTGTGACGGGGAAACGAAAGGAACTGACATGACTACGAAGAAAGAGCAGGAAAAGATCGACAAGGACGACAACGGCCTGTCGGATCGTCTGAAGACCATGGACCCGCGCTTCGATGAGAAGGGCAAGGATGTCGAAACCGAGAAGAAAGAGGGCCAGACCTCGACTGCGAGCAAGTCGAAGTAATGCCTCTTTACGATTTCCGATGCGAGAATGAACACCGCTTTGAGCGGTTCGTCTCGCTTGCGTCCTTCGGGGATCGTCAGACATGCGAGTGCGGGGCTGGCGCCAAACGACTTATCAGCGCGCCTAGAGTGATTTCGGACAGCATGGAGCCGACACTTGGGCCTGATGGGAAGATGCATACCAGTCTCGCCTCGTATCGTCATTCCTGCACTGCCGAGGGCAACCCGCAGGGCGAAACATATCTAGAGCTTGGGCGGGAAGAATTGCCTGAGTTCAAAGCGCCGGAGTTCGACCGACGCAAGAGGCGTGAGGACATCCGCGCCGGGATCCAGGATGTCAAAGAGGGCCGCGTTCCGCCCGTTGTTGTAGGGGATCTACCATGACTGAATTAGCCGAAGCAGAAAGCAACTCGACAGTCCTTGAGGAAAACGTGCCTGCGGGCGTGTCCGGTGGCGGTGAGCCTAAACTGGAGCCTGAAGAACCGACATCGTTGCGCGACACGCTTGCCGACGAACTCAAGAAGGATGCCGAAAGCCAGAAGGAGCCTGCCAAGGATGACGCCTACGCCGCCAAGGGAGCCGATGGGGACGAAGATGGCGAGGCCGAAGGAAAGGCGGACAAGGCCGATAAAGACGACGCCAAACCCAAGGAAAAGGCAGAGGGCGACGTAAAGCCTGCCAAGGAGCGGGCTGAAGACGGCAAGTTCAAGGCGAAAGAAGCGAAAGAGGCAAAAGACGCCAAGGAAGCGGAAGGCGAAAAGCCGGGGCATTACCAGGCACCTGAGAAATTCCTGCCCGATGCGCGGGAAAAGTGGCTCAATGTGCCCAAGCCGGTGCAGCGCGACATCGACAACATGGCGCGCGAGCACGAAGCCGAGGTGACGCAGCTTCGTGAAGCAACGCAGCGGTATGAAAGCATCCGTCAATTCGATGAGTTGGCGCAAAGCAATGGCCGCGACCTGACAGAAAGCCTGACGAAGCTCAACGAGATCGAGAACGTCATGCAGCAGAATCCCTATGCGGGTCTGAACATGATTCTGCAGGAAATCGGGCCGCGCAAGCCGGATGGCTCGCCTGTGTCGCTTTACGAAGTGGCGCAGTTCGTGGCGCAGCAGGGGCCGGACAAGTGGCAGCAGATGGTATCGGTGCAGCCGCAACAGCAGCAGCCGCAGGAAAACCCCGAGGTTGCGCAGTTGAAGCAGCAGATTGCGCAGATGCAGGTCCAGCAGACCGCGCAGAGCGTGATCGAACCATTCAAGGCAGAGCATCCCCGTTACGATGAATTGAAGGGGGATATTGCAATGTTCCTGAAGTCTGGTAGGATACCAGCTAGCTTGAGCGCGGCAGACCGTTTGGAGGCTGCTTATTACATGGCTGAGAGGTTAAACCCTCCTTCCGATGTGCAGGACGCCCCGACGAAGCCAAGCCCTGACGCAGACCGCCGCGTTGACGACCTCAGCGGCACGAAATCCATCAAGTCCGCGCCGGGTTCTGCATCTCCTGATATGGCTCCTCAGCGCGGTGGTTCCATCGCCGACATTCTTCGCGAAGAAGCACGAAGATCACGTCGAGCATAATTGAGGGGTAGCGCAATGGCTATCGTTTCAGATCGTAACTACGGGCAGATTCTGACTGCCTCCGTTGCTCGTCGTTCGTCCGACGTGCAAAATATCGTTTACAACTCCACTCCCCTGACAGCGATCCTTAAGGACATGGGGAAGATCAAGCAGAAGCGCGCGGGCGGGCCGGAACTTCGTGTCCCGATCATGTTCGACAAGCTCGAAGCACAGTGGTTCACTGGCTACGACAAGCTGCAGATCACTCCCAAGGAACTGCTGAACAGCGCGGTCTACAACTGGTCGCGTTGCGTTGGTATGTTCTCGCTCACCGGCACTGAACTGCTTTACAACAGCGGTGAAGACGAAGTTATCGACCTCATGGAAACCTACATGGATGCTGCTGAGCAGTCCGTGAAGGAAGCCTTCGAGGAAGGTCTCGTCGGTGATGGTACGGCAGACGGTGGTCGCCAGATGACGGGCCTTGGTTCGGCGGTTCCCATCGTCACCAATACCGGCGTATATGGCGGAATCGACCGTGCAACGGTTCCTAACTGGCGCACGTCCACCTTCGACATCCCGGCTGGCGATGTTGCGGGCTACACCACTTGGGACAGCACCACGGCACGGGCGATCATCGAAAAGATCACCCTGCAGCGTTCGCGCGGTGGCCGTTATCCTGACCTGATCATTGCCGACGCCAATTCGTATGCTGCCATCTCGGCTGCATTCGTGGCACACCAGCGTCTCGCATCGGAACGTCTGGCACGCCTTGGCTTCACCGGCATGACGATCATCACCCCGGCAGGCCCGGTCGACGTGATCGCAGCAGGCGGTATCGGCAATGTCATGCCCGCAGATACGTTCTTCGGCATCGATACGCAGGGTATGGCGATCTACACGTTCCCCGGTCAGGAATTCGTTCCTTTCCATCCGGGCAACGGCATGCGTCCTATCAATCAGGATGCGGTGGCTCAGGGTGTGGTCTGGACAGGGCAGCTTGTCCTTGAAAACCCGCTCTTCACCTATCGCGCCATCACGGCCTAAAGAGAGGACTGAAACATGGTTACTTCACCTTTCCGCACCACTGGCCAGCTTGGCCCGGATCTGCACCAGCAGGTTACTCCGGGCGAAGTCTGGTACGACAATCCCGATCTTGTCAGCCCCGTCGTGGGGACTCGCGAGACCGGCGACGACGGTTTCGACTATGTCTGGGTTCGCGCTTCTGCGACCATCTCGGCAGCATCGGCACCGGGCACGCAGGTTTCGATCACGGTTCCTGCTTACACGGCAGCGGCTGGCGCAGGCGGGTTTTATGCCCCGATTGCCGGTGTAACATCCGGCGATTACTTCTGGGCCAAGAAGGGTTCGACCCTTTAATTCGGTGGGGGGCCTTTGTGCCCCCTTCCTTCCTCTAGTTGGAGCGTCCATCCATGACACAGTTAGCAGTTATCGACGAACGGGACCTTTCGGTTACGCCCGTATTCAAAGTTATCCAGGTTGAAGACATCAACGCCTCCGAGCGCGCGGGCCATCTTGTGATGAAGACGCGCGAAGTCGTAGAGGTGCGCATTGCGGGTTATCGCGATGTGAAGGTTTTCCCCTCTGACGCTGTATGGCGGCGCGAAGGCAACAGGGCGATCACCTATGCCGAACGCTGGCCTGAACAGTACGCATCCTATCACAATGGCGACGACCAGATGGCAGTGGGCACGCCGCTTGAAATGCTGCGTCCGTATGGCATTTCGGAATCGATGATTTCGGTCTGCCGCGCGCTGAAGGTGTATTCGATTGAAGCCCTGTATTCTCTTGAGGATCGGGGCCTCAAGGCGCTCGGCATGAACGGCAATCGGCTAAAGGACGCGGCCCGCCAGTTTATGTCCGAGCGCCAAACCACTGCATCGGCACTGTCCGAGGTTGAAGCCCTTAAGCAGCGCATTGCCGAGCTTGAGGCATCTGGTTCCAAGGTCGAGGTTCCCAAGGAACTGCCGACTGATGACGATGTGGAGGCTGCGCTGGCTGCATCCGATAGCGAGTTTGAGGGTATGAGCGACGACAATATCAAGGAAGAGATCGCGTTGCTTGCAGGTTCCAAGCCGCGCGGGAACCCCTCTCGCGCCACATTAGTCAACTCCCTGCGCGAATTGCGCGAAGCAAAGGCGGCATAAATGACGGTTCTTGCGGCTCTCCAATCGGCGGCTCTGCGGCTTGCAGGTCGGAGGCCGCAGACCTTCTTCGATGCGTCTGGCCAGCTTGAGCAGGAACTGTGTGATCTTGTAAACGAGGTTGCACAGGACATCGCGCAATACACCGATTGGCAACAGCTTATCCGCCTGCATACGATTGTGGGTGACGGGGCGACTTCGGAATTTCCTCTGCCCGACGATTATGGCAGCTTTCCTATCAAGGGAGACGTGCAGGACTATACGACGTGGGCGTGGGGGTATCACCACTACACCGACCTCGATACGTTCCTGTTCGATCAGGCGCGCAACTTCAACGCACTACCGGGCGGCTGGATTATCTACGGCGACCTGATGCGGTTCTCGCCTGTTCCGGGTGAGACTGTGCAGGCGCGCTTCCCGTATCTGACAAAGAACATCGTCCGTGCGTTTTCCACAGTTCCGAAAGAAGAGTTCACGGCAGACGACGATACGTTTCTTCTGCCCGAACGCCTTCTGACGCTTGGACTCGTATGGCGCTGGCGCGAGAATAAAGGTCTTGCTAGCACTGGCGACCAGGAAGCGTATATCAAGGCTCTCGACGATTACGCAGCAAAGAGTAAGGGGCCGGTTGTGATCAGACGTAACGGCGCAAGGCACTTTCCAGGAACGCACGCCGCCTTTCCATGGCCCCTCGGTGAGGGTGCCAATTACTGGCCCGCTGGCTGATGGTTTATCCTCGCCGCCGAATGCAACCCAAGCCAAGGCGCTCGCAGACGCGTAAGTGGCCTGCGCCTGTCTCCGGCTGGGTATCCAATCGCATGCTGTCTGATCCCAAGTCCATTGAGGGGCCGGGCGCTGCGGTCATGGATAACTTCTTTCCCCGCTCGACGGGTGTTGCGCTGCGCAGGGGCAAAGCGCGCTATGCCACGCTTGAAGATGAGGCGTTGGATGTCGAGGCTTTGTTCACCTATCACGATGGCACAAGCGAGCAGATGTTTGCGGCAAATGAAACGACCATTTATGACGTAACCAACGTGGTATTCCCTGAGCCGCAAGACCTGGGCGATGGTGACGGCGATTCCTTCGGGGACGGTGAAGGCAATATCATTGGCTGGAACTCGACGGCGGGCCTTGATGTGGCAGGCGGTTATACCTCCGGCGACTGGTCGGTTATCCAGTTTGCCACAACAGGCGGGATTTACCTTGTCGGGGTCAATGGTTCGGATCTGGGCTTTATCTTCGACGGTGAGCGGTTTTATCCGGCTGTCGATGGCGGCACGACGCAGCTTAATTATGACGGGCTGACAGAAGACTTCGTAACCGGCGAAACGATCACGGGCGGCACAAGCGGGGCGACAGCTACGCTATGGCGGCAAGAAGTGGCAACCGATACAACCGGACAGCTATTCCTCTACAACGTGACAGGCACGTTCGTGGATGACGATGTTCTGACGGGTGAAACGGCAGGGGAGGCAGATGCGATTGGCGCGCCTATTCCTGACGTAGCGCCGGGGATGGACTTCGGATCGCTGACTAGCGCAGACATGTCGTTCGTGTGGTCCTACAAGAACAGGCTCTATTTCGCGCAGAAGAACAGCCTTTCGGCATGGTATCTCGACGTTGATAGCATCGGCGGCACGGCAACCGAATTTCCGATGGGGGGCATTTTCGCCAACGGCGGTTCGCTGATGTTCGGGCAGCGGTGGTCGCTGGAATCGGGCGGTTCTGGCGGTCTGTCGGAGCAGAACATATTCGTGTCGACCGAAGGCGAGGTGGCTATCTATCAGGGCACGTCGCCTAACGAAGCCTCTACATGGTCGCTGGTCGGGGTTTATCGCATTGGTGCGCCGCTTGGGAAACGCGCTTACATTCGCGGAGGTGGCGACTTGGCCATTGCCACGTCGGTCGGGCTGGTGCCGCTTTCCAAGGCTATTTCGCTGGATGTCACGGCCATGAACGTAGCATCGATCAGCTACAAGATTGCCGACGCTTGGACGGAGGCTGTCAATCTGCGCGGAGAGCAGAACTGGCAGTGCATGATATGGCCGGAAAAGAAGATGGCCGTTATCGCGTTGCCAGACATGGTGGGGGGCAGCGATCCGGTGATGTTCGTTTCCAATACCGAAACGGGCGCATGGGGGCGTTATACGAACTGGCAGGGCCTTTCGATGGCGGTCTATCAGGGACAGCTTTATTTCGGCTCGCCTGAGGGGCGTATCTATCAGGCAGAAACAGGCGGGCTGGATGATGGGGAAACCTATTCGGGCGCAGTTGTGCCGCTGTTCGATGACATGGCGTTCTCTGCCGGCTCCAAGGTTGGCAAGATGGCGCGTGCGCGCGTGCGTGCCTCGACTACGATTGTCGATAATGTATCCCTGTTGGCCGATTATGACGTGACGCTTCCGCCTGCTCCCGATGCGACTGCCGTGTTCGCGTCCAACACATGGGGCGCAGGCGTATGGGGGCAATCGACATGGGATTCCGCAACGCCGAACGTGCTTAATCAGGAATGGCGATCTGCGGGCGCTATCGGGTATTCGCTTGCACCGTGTTACCAAGTAAGTAGCGGAAGTCCTGCGTCGATACAGGTCGAATTGATCGATATTGAAATGCTCTACGATGTCGCTGAGGCGGTGACTTGATCGTAACCGGCGAACACGTCGCGCAATTCGTTTCCCAAAAGATAGGCGTGGGGTTGTGCCCACCTTACACGACGCTTGGGCTAGAGCGCGATGGTGTGCTTGTCGGCGGTGTCGTGCTGAATTGCTGGGAGGGTGCAGACATACATCTAACGGCAGCGGGGGCGCATTGGACGCCGGGTTTTATGCGTGCTGTAGGACGGTATGTTTTTGATCAGCTTGGATGCCTGCGTTTCACGATGGAAACGGAAAAGCCTGCAGTGGCGGAATATGCCAAGAGGCTCGGCGGTGTGGTTGAGGGGAGATTAAGGGACCACTTTGGCGAGGGCCGCGATGCGATCATTATCGGGGTCTTGAAAAAGGATTACGCTTACTATAGACATGGCGAAACCGAGCGCCGCTGAATTCCTTCAGGTGCTTCCACTAAACAGGAAGCATGCCTTGAAATCTCCTAAGCAGCCAACTCCGCCAGATCCTAACGTGGTCGCGCAAGCCCAAGCCGGGATGAACATCGACACGGCTCTTGCTCAGCAGAGCCTCAACATGGTTGATACGGTGAACCCGTGGGGCACGACCAGCTATGCGCAAAACGGCCAGACAAGCTTTGTCGATAGCAACGGTCAGCGCGTTACGCTGCCGCGCTATACCCAAACCACTAACTTATCGCCAGAACAACAGGCGATTTTCGACGCCTCGCAGGGCGCGCAGACGAACCTTGCCAATATCGCGCAGGAACAGTCTGGCCGTGTGCAGGAAACTCTTTCCGACCCGTTCCAGTTTACCAATCAGGATGCAGCCGATTGGGCCTATGATCTGGGCCAGTCACGCATTGCTCCCCAGCAGCAGCAGACCGAAGCCGCGCTTCGTGATCGGCTGATCAATTCCGGCATTCGCCCCGGCACACAGGCTTGGGATTCGGAGATGGCCCGCATGACGCAGGGCTTTAACGATCAGAACAACCAGTTAGCTTTGCAGGGCCGTGGACAGGCGTTTTCCGAGAACCTTGCCACGCGGAATCAGTCGCTTAATGAGTTGTCCGCGCTACTCTCCGGCTCGCAGGTATCGAACCCTGCGCAGATGTCGTCTGCCACGCCTCAAGTAGGGGTCGGTGGGGTCGATTATTCCGGCATGGTCCAGAACAATTACAACAACCAGATGCAGCAGTATAACGCCCAGATGCAAAATCGCGGCGGTATGCTCGGTGGCTTATTTGGCTTGGCAGGCTCGCTTGGCGGCGCTGCTATTCGAAGGGGTTTCTGATGATCCTCCCACAGTCTGCAATGGCCGCAGTCGATCCCGTAGCGCAGGCTTTGACGCCTGAAGCCGCGTTCACTTGGGCGCATGGTGGCTTGAAGATGACGCCGGAACAAGCGGCAATGCAGCGTCAACAGGGTATGGCGCGTAGCCGGGGTGATTACTCGCCTATCCAGCATTGGACACAGGGCCTTGCGCGTGTGGCGGATAACGTCATGGGTGCACTAGAGGCACGTAAAGCCGACAAGCAGATTGCAGCGGGTGCAGATGCAGACCGCGCGCTGATGGAAGCGATTGCGGGCGGTGGTGTGGATGACACCATGATCGCCCGCGCACTAATGGACCCTAATGTAGGGCAGGGCGTGAAAGAGTTTGCGGGCATGGAGTATGCCGCGCGTAGGCCCAAGCAACAGGCTCCGCTAGAGGTTGAGCGGCTAGCTATGCTGGCGAACGATCCCAGCGCAGCGCCTTACGTGCGCGAGGCAGCAGCGGCCAAGCTTCGCAATCAAAACGATCCGCTTATCACAACGACCTTGCCGGGTGACAGGTTCTATTCGGGGCCGCAATCCGGTCTGGCAGCAGCATTGGGAGGAGGTGGTCAAGAATCTGGGGCACAGTCTACGGCGGTGCCTCCCGAGGCGGTGGCGGACCTAATGGCCGATCCGTCACCGCAGGCTATGGCAGAGTTTGATGACGCATTCGGACAGGGTGCGGCAGAGCGCGCTCTAGGAGGTCAGGCGTCCGCGCCTGATCCCTTTCCCGCAAGTTAGCGGAAACATGCTCGACAACATCACTATGCAGGCCGAAAGTAATGGCAGGCGTTATGGTGCAGGCGGTGGACTGCTGCGCTCACCTAAGGGAGCGATGGGGGAAATGCAGGTAATGCCAGCGACAGCCCGAGATCCCGGCTATGGCGTGCGCCCTTGGGACGGTTCGTCGCCGGATGATCTAGCCCGCGTTGGCCGCGATTATCGCAGGGCCATGGAGCGGGAGTTCGGCGGGGACTATGCGGCGATGTTCGGGGCTTATAACGCTGGGCCTGGCCGCGTAAGGCAATTGCTGGATCGTTACGGCGGCGACTGGTTGCGCTATGCTCCTGCTGAAACCCGTAACTATGTAAACAAAAACATGCGCGCTCTGAGGGGCAGATAATGGCTGAAAATCGTTTCCAGAAATATGTCCAGCCACAGCAGGGCGTAGTGTTCACCGATCCGAACGCGGCGGCGGAGCAGCAGCGCGAAGAAGATCGCCTTGCGATGGATCGCGAGCGCATTAGGTTAGCTCGCGAAGCTGCCGACAGAGCAGCGGCTAACGACGCCATCACGCGCGAAGAAAAGGCTGCTGAAAAAGCGCAAGCTGACAAGGAGGCTGCGGCACTAGAGGCCGCGCAGCGTAGCCAAGTGCGCGAAACTGCCGCTACTATGAGCACGGTTATCGAGAAAGCAAAGGAGGCGAAGCGTAGATCGAACGATTGGTTCGCTACTGGCTTTGGCGCGGAAACTGCTCTTGATTGGGGCGGCTCGGCAGCGGCAGACGTTCGAGAACTGCTTGCGCCGATTAAGGCTAATCAGGCTTTCACCACGCTTCAGAAAATGCGCGAGGCTTCGCCAACTGGTGGCGCGCTTGGTGCGGTATCCGAACGCGAACTTGCCCTGCTTCAAAGCACGATCACCGGCCTTGAGCAGTCGCAGTCTGATGCGCAATTCCAGTATGCAATGGACGAGATTGTCCAGCGTTACACGCGCGCCCTTGCCGCGCTGGAAGATGGCGACCGCTATTACCGTGAAAACGGCTCGATGGAAGGCTATGTCGGCCCTTCAGATGAATATCTGAACAGCTACAATCCTGACAATCCAGAGCCTAGAGGAGCCGCGGGTTCCGGCGCTACGCAAACCAGCCTTGAACTGCCGCAGGAATACCAGGATCGTCACGCGGCCTATCTGCGCCAGAATTGGGGCAATATCACGCCTGATGGTTATGCGCAGTTCCGTGCTGGGCTTGATAACGAGTTCCCAGAGTACGGCTCGCCTAACCTTGAGGCATACCGCGATATTGTTCCCTCCTTCAACCAGATGGCGGCAGAGGGGCAACCTCCTGAAGCCGCAGGGCAGGTTCCTGCTGCAACGCGCGAACTGTCTGGATTCGATCAGTTCCGTAATAATATTATCTCAGACCCTTTAGGTACAGGGGTAACGTCCGCGATCAATAGTGCCACAGGCGGCCTTCCTGATTTGCTCGCGGGTCGCAGGTTGCAGGCGGCGGAAGAGCTTAACCCTAAAGCAGCCTTTGTGGGCGACCTTGTTGGCAGTACGGCAGGATCTGCACTTTTTGGTAGCGGCCTGACTGTTGCGGGGGCGGGCAAGTTCGCTCCGTTTCTCGGTGATGCGCTTTACGGGACAATGTACGGCGCAACCAGCGATGAAGACCCTGTAACTGGCGCATTGCTTGGCTTAGGTTCGTCTATAGTGGGCGACCAGGCTGGTAAATACGCGGGCCGTGCAATCAACTCGATCCGTCTGCCTGATATGAACCTTTCCGAAGGGCAGCGGGTCATTACCCAGACGGTGCGCGAAGCGGGTAATCAGGATGAAATCGCACGCGCGCTAATGAGCGCCGATGAACTTGGCGTGCCGATGACGCTGGCCGACGCATCTCCTGAATTACAGTCTCTTGCCGGTTCGGCAGTTCGCTTCTCTCCGACCACGGCGGGCGTAGCGCGGCAGACCATGGCGCGCAGGAACGAAGGCCAGTTTGACCGGCTTGCCGAGGCAGTGGCGCGTGATCTTGGCCCGGTTGAGAATATCCCTCAGCGCAGCGCCGATCTATTGCAGCAGGCACGCACTAATGCAGGGCCGTTGTATGAGCAGGCTTATGCGGCTCCAGGTGCGGATATGGTGGACCTTACCGACCTTGCCGACCGTCCGACATTCGAAAAGGCATTGCGCGAAGCCTATAACGAGGTGCTTGACGAAGGTCTTGACCCGTCTGCCGCTGGCATTGTCCAGACTGAAGGTGGCATGGTCATGGCCTCGCCGTCATGGCAGTCCTTGGACTATGCGAAGCGCGGTCTGGACAACATTATTGAACGCGGTATTCGGCAAGGCGATATGCCGGAAGTACGCCGTGCACAGGCTATGAAATCAACCCTATTGCAGCGCATGGATGAAGCCAATCCCGCCTATGCGGAGGCTCGTCGCGCTTATGCAGGGCCAGCGCAGGAGCGTTCGTTTATGGAGCGTGGACGCAACGTGTTCAAAGAAGATTCCGAACAGTTGGGCGTGGATATAGCCAATCTGACGCCGGAACAAATCGGCCAAACGAGGCTCGGCGTTCAAAGCGGCACGATGCGCGAGGCGCGCAAGGTGCGGAACAACGGCAACCCGTGGGGTAGAATGGACAACCCTGAACGGGAAGCCATCTATAAAAATGTCTATGCCAGCGCCGAAGATGCCGACATCGCGCGGCTGCTGTCTCAGCGGGACCTGGAACTTCAGCTTGCAGGAAGCGCCAATCGTCTCATTGGCAACAGCGCCACGGCGGAACGCGAGATTCAAGACGAGTTCTTCAAGCATCGCACCGGCATGGGCGGCGATGTCGCAATGGGTATTGTTGAAACCGGCGCGCTCGGTGGGCCGTGGCTGACCGTAGGCAAAGGTATTGCAGATCGCGTGTTCAAGGATCGTCGCGAAAAAGCTGCAGCAACCGCAAACCGCGCACTAGCCGACGATCTTGGCCCGCTGTTGCTCAATCAGTCGCCTACAAGCTCGGTTGATGCCTTGTCGCAGATGATGGCTGAGGATGAAGCCTATCGCGCTATTGCGGAAAGCCTGACGCAGCAGGGTGACATGTGGGGCCGCCGTATCGGAACAGGGGCAGCTACGGCGCTAACCGATTACCTGGCTTACTAAGAGGCAGACCGAGAGAACCCCGCCGATTGCATATAGCGGCCAGCGGGGTTTCGGTTCTTCATAACCTGCTTTGAATCCGGCCAGATAGGCTTGGCGCACCATGCGGTCTTTGATGCCCTGCAATGACGCTTCGTTAAGCCTGCGACGTGAACGGCGCGCAAGAAAGCCTTCTGCCTCGCTTTCCTTGAAACGGGCGCGGTGTATTTCCCGCTCAATAGCCTCGATATTCGCGTCTGCCATGCCGGTCTTGATAGCATTCGCCCTATCGTGTAACAAGGGACAACGCGGTTGAATCCACCTCACGCGATTGCCTTGAAACGCAAGCGGAGTTCAACCTGTGCCACGAAATTCATCTGGCGATTATTCTCTACCGGCTGGCACCACTGTCAACACAGGGGATACGCTGCTGGTTAGCCAGCACAATCCACCATTCCAGGATGTCGCACAGGCGCTTTCATCGTCTCTCGACCGTGACGGTAAGGGCGGAATGCGCGCCAACCTGCAGATGAATGGTAACAAGATCACGGGCGCGGCACCGGGAACTGATCCTACAGACGTTGCTACCGTGTCTCAATTGCCCGTTGGTGCGACATCGGGTGTCCCTATCGGGGCGGTAATCGACTATTGGGGGGCAACACCTCCTGCAGATTACCTCTTTGCTGCAGGTCAGGCTGTTTCGCGTACGACTTACGCGGCGCTGTTCGCGGTTATCGGCACAAGCGCGGGCGCTGGCGATGGATCCACTACGTTCAATCTTCCCGATTATCGCGGCAGGGTCGGGGCTGGACGTGAGAATATGGCAACACCTGCAACAACTCGCCTCAATACGCTGTCGAGTTCAACGCTTGGTGCTTCTGGCGGTGCGCAGACGCACACCCTGACCGAAGCGCAGATGCCGGTTCATAACCACAGCGTTACCGATCCAGGCCACTCTCACACTTATACGCGGCCTGTGTTCGCCTTGGGCAATCCCACGACGACAGATTCCGCGCTGGCTTCCACCTCATCGGCTACGACCAACCTTGCCACGACCGGCATAACAATCGGCAACAAAGGTGGAGGTGAGGCGCATAACATCGTCCAGCCCACCATCATCTGTCAAAAAATAATCAGGATAAGCTAATGGCTGTCATTCCTCCCAGAGACTTGAACGCGGCAGCTTCGGTTTCCGATACTGATGTTCTAATCGTCGACAAAGGGTCTTCGGTTGAAAAGGCCCTGCCGTCACAGATCGTGGATGCGGCTATTCCCTTGGCCTCACAGGTCGAAGCTGAGGCTGGAACTGACAACGCCAAACGCGTCACGCCGCTACGGGTCAAGCAGGCGATCGATGCCATTGGTGTTTCTGCGGATTCTCTGGCTGCTGGATTGGCAACCCGCGTTTCGACCTCTGCACTGGCCGATCCTGAAGGTGCTGCGCTAGCGGGCTTTAAACAGCTCGGTGTCGGTGCGGCGAACAGAAACGTACTGGAGAAACTGCGAGACACCATAAGCGCCAAGGATTTCGGCGCAGCGGGTGACGGCGTGACGAATGATACACCTGCGCTTCAGGCTGCGATTGACAGCTTCGGCGCTGGTGGCGGTACGGTTATCGTTCCGTACGGGATGCGCTGCCTGGTCGACGCCAGCCTGACCGTGAAGTCCAACGTCTCACTGGTTGGACCGCACGAATATATCGGGTCGCCCAACAATAATACGGACGCGCCCTACGGCAGTGTCGGCGGGGCTCTGATCGTCAATTCCAGCGCGACAATCACCCTGAAGGGCGGCGCGTCTTTGAAGGGCCTGCTAATCTACCGCAAGGGCATGACGTTCCCTGCGGCGAACTCGTCTGCCTTCGCTGGCACGGCGGTAACGATTGGCGGCGATGATGCCGCCGCTTCCTGCTCCATGATCCTTGGGTTCGAAAAGGCCGTCCTTAGCGATGGATACCAGCGCCCCCGCTTCTACAATTTGTGGCTGGATAACGTCAACGGCATTTCGATAACCGATGCCTATGACATCCCGCGCATCGAAAATGTGCATTGCTGGCCTTTCGCCACGATTGAGCAATATGCCATTGACCTCTTGCCCTCGCAACTACAGCGCAGCGGCACGGCGTTCCTGCTTGAAGGGGTGTCGGATTGGGTCAAGCTGAATAACTGCTTCGCCTATGGCTATTCGCGCGGGTTCGATCTTAACAACGTCAACACGCCCACGCTGGTTAGCTGCACCGTGGACGGCACGGCCCCACCTAATGTGCTGGCAGGTTCGCGCGGTTTCTCGATTCGTGGCACGTCCTATGACGCAAAGCTTATCGGGTGCCAGGCTGCGAGTCAGGAAATCGGGTTCTATCTCGACACGGACGCGAATATCCAGAACCAGCTCATCGATTGCATCGCTTGGAACGGCACCAGCCACGGCTTCTTTATCGGGTCGGGCGATTGGGTGTTTATGGGTGGCGCTACGCGACAAGTCTCGAACGGTATTCTTTACAACAATGCCGCATCGCGGGTGACGTTGCGCGGGTTTCAGTTCGGGGCCTCGCTTACCAACCCGATTAACCTCAACGTCACGCCGACTACCGGCTTCGTGGACTTCGACGGGGTGCAGGCCCCATCGGTTGCGGCGGGCGGTACGTTGGTTGCGGGCACCTCTGCCACAATCTCGGTGGCATCCGCGCAGCCATTGCTTGTCCCCGCGACGGGGCGGGCTTTCAACATTACCGGAAGCACCAACTTTAGCAACCTGCAAAGCGGGTGGGCGGGGCGTGAAGTTACGCTGATTTTTACTGGCGCGCTGACCGTTGTGAGCGGTACGGGCGCACCCGACGCCATTCGCCTGAAGGGAAATTCCAACTTTACCACCACGGCGGGCTCTACTTTGACCTTGTGGCATAACGGTACGCAATGGTATGAAAAATCAAGCGCGGCATGATCGCCGGCTCGTATCGAAGGAAAATGACATGAAACACTACGCCGTATCGTCCATGTTCTACGCAACCCGCAAACCCAAGCCCCTGCCGCCTGTGCTTCAGCCGAAGCCGTTTGTCGACGACGCGCGGGGATGAAAACTATTCTCGCCGTGATCGGTCTGCTATGGATCGTGAGTAGCCTGGAGCGTCACCGGCGCTTCTGGGCGACGGCGAGGCTCTGGTGATGCCGGATTCAGGAAACGCAGAACAAATCAGAATGGTTGCCGAGCAAGTGGCGGACACAGCCATATCTCGGTTCGCGTCGCAACATCCCGAGATAAGAAGGGGCACCGTGGTTTCTGAAATACCCGCACCACTAAAGTGGGCGGCTGCTGTGGTCGCAGCCCTATTCACCGCGGGGACTGCAACCCTCGCATTCTGGTTGTTCAATTCGGTTTCGCTGATGAGCGTCACCTTGGCGCGCATGGACGAGCGCATGGCCAATTACGCCACCGCCCAGGAGGCTCGGATCGACCAGCTTGAAGGTCGGGTCGAAGGGCTGGAATTATATCACCGACAGGGACCTGTGAGATGAAATGGACCGAATTTCTCCGCGGACACAACGGCGGACTGGAGATCAATCGGCTTGTTGGCTTCATCGGCGGTGTTGCCTACATCGCCAGCGCCATCACGTTCCAATGGTGGAACTGGGCAACCTTCGACGTCACGGCCTTCTGCCTAGCCTTCTCTGGCGGCTTGTCGGTCATCGTGGGTGGCACGGCTGGCGCGGTGGCCCTGAAGGATCGGCAGGTAGCTTCTGCCGCTGTCATCGCCGAAACAGGCAGCAAACCTGCCAAGCCCCCTGCACCCGCTCCGAAGCCGCAAGAGGGGCTGGATGATGGGGCAGAAGACAAGCGGCCTCCGTATGCTCGGTGAACCGCAATGGGCCTTAATCTTTGGCGCGGCCCGCAAGCGCGGAGCAACGTGGGATGACCTCGCAGACGTAAACGCCTTCAAGCGCGAGATCGAGGTGGCCTTGGATGACGGCACCATCATCGTCACGGGGAACAAGCCCCCCGAAGTCCTGCCATGGGCAGACATGCTTGCCAGCATCACGAACACGAACGCCCCAGCCCTCACGCAAGACGATTACGAGCGCGCCGCCGTCGAGTTGGGCAATGGTGTCACCCCCAAGCACATGCGTGCCAGCAAGACGGTTGAGGCGCCGCGTGGGGCATTCGATGACAATGGCCGGCCTTCGATCCTCTACGAGCGCCACGTATTCGCCCGCAACACCACGCCCAAGGGGCGGTTCAATTCATCCTACCCCGACCTGTCGGCCATCCGTGGCTATGGTGCAGGCGGCTATGGGCCGTTCTCGTCGCAATACACCAAATTGCAGCGCGCCTACGCGCTAGATCCGGAATCGGCTTTTGAGGCGTGTTCATGGGGCGCGTTTCAGGTGCTTGGTGAGAATGCGGTGCAACTAGGTTATGCGTCTGCCCGCGATATGGCCTGCGAACTGGCCAAGAGCGAAGCGGCGCACCTCGATAGCTATGTGCGATTCATCAAGGTCAATGGACTGGCAGACGAACTAGGCAGATGCCGCGCTGGCGATCCTGAAAGCTGCATACCCTTTGTCGAGCGATACAACGGCAGCGGGTTTCGCAAATTCAGTTACCATGTCAAATTCGCGGAGGCTCTGCTATGAACGATAGGCTATGCAAAGCAATGCCCACGATAGCCCTTGCGCTGACCTGCTTGGCGCTTGGCCTGTTTATAGGAGTTACGGCATGATTGCGGAAGTAGCTACCCTTTACGAAACCAACGCGCGTTCGATTCCTGACATGCTTCGCCAAGCGGCGGATAGCATCGAAGAGGAAGCCAGCGAAGATTGCTCACCGACCGTTGCCATGGTGGCTGTCCAAATATCAGAAAGCGGTCAGGTGCATGTTTATGGATGGGGCGACACTGATGACCTCCGCGCTATTGGCCTAATGGAGCGCGGAAAGCATAGCCTCTTGGCTTCTATCGAGGAACTTACGGCATGATTACCACATTCTTTGCCTCGACCATCAATAAGGTATTCGCAGGTGTCGTTCTCGCGCTTCTGGTGGCCCTTGGGATAGCCATGTGGTCGAACGCCCGCAAGGACGCCACAATTGAAACCCTGCGCAACGCAGTGGCCGTCTCGGAGGCACAGCATAGCGTAACCGCTGCATCACTGGACTCACTGACCCGCCGCATGAAGGAGCTTGTCGAACAAGGGCAGTTGCGGGAAAGCCTGCTAGCCGAAGCCATGAAGGAAGCGGAAGAAGAAACGTCCGAATTGCAGGACGAAGCCGACGCCCTACGCAAGGAAGGTGTTACCGACCAGTGTGTGACGCCCGCTGGGGTGCTTCGAAGCCGTGGCTTGTGATGCTGCGGCGGGTCAGGATTTGAACCTGAGACTGACCCGCCTTCGATCCACTAGGGCCATCGACGCAGCGCTCTATCCTACAGGGCTTGGCTCCCTTCTGAGCTACGCCGCCGCAGCAAGGAGAAACTAGATGAAACGCATCGCCATCGCAAGCCTGTTGTTGCTTTCCGCCTGCAATCACCCGCAGCCTGGAATTGAGATACGTGAAATCCCGGTTGTCGTACCATCCCCTTGCTTGGCCAAAGACGACATCCCACCCGAACCAGCCCAAGTAGGCGACCAGCTAACCGGCAATGCCGCGTCAGACCTGCTTATCGTGGCGGCGTCTGCGCTGGAATTGCGGGCGGCGGTTATCACGATGAGAAGCGCGCTTTTGGCTTGTGCGGAGGGTGAGGGTTAGCTGTTCCTGTAGGCGCTATATGCGTCCGCAACATCGGCAAGAGCGTTGGCGTGGAACCCTTCGTCAATGGCACTGTAATGTTCAGCGCGTTTGCGAAGGTCGGCCACGACAATAGCGATAGCGGCGTCTGCGTCAGGCAGCCAGCAATCAACCATCTCAGCCACGTCTGTTTCAGACAAGCTTGGGAAGTTCCGGCGGATCATCGCCTTCGCCACTTCATCCCTAAGCATACCACACTCCTTCCCCTGCGCCGTCATCCGGCATTCTCGGTTAGTATGCCAGAGGGTTTGGGCGCATGAACCGCGCTTTCGTCCTTCGGATCGAGCCCTTCGGTCTCGCCGGTTCCCGCTTCAATCGCTTGCGCGAGTATCCGGCTCAGCTCGGGGTCTGGCTTAGGCGGGTGGCACCATTCGCAAGGGCGGATGCATAAACAAGAACCCTCGCCTTCATCGTAGGTGTCGCATTGCCAATCCCACGAGCATCCGTAGATAAAGCCTTCGCCGTGGCAATTCGCGCAATCGCTTTCATCAAAATCCCAGTAGGGGTCATCCCCCCGCTCAATACCAATCGGCATCGGTCTGCTCCATAAAACCAAGGGGGTAATTTTCTGGCAAGGGCATCCAAATGGCACCGCGCAGAAAATCATCGCCCAGAGGAAAGGCGTCTTCGCCATCAAGCGGACCATCGTCGCTCATCATCGCAAGGGATGACGAGCAGCCATCATCGCAGACTATGACAACCTTTTGCCCTGGTTGCGGCGGGTCGATTTCCCAAGACGCCCACGCGTCAGGGATTGAAGCCTTTGGTGGAGACGGCACGGCTCCATCGCGAAGCGACGAAAGCCCGCCCGGACGCACATCATCCTTATCCATCACACCCTCCCTCCGTTAAGCGCATCCAGAGCGGCTTTAAGCAAAGACCTGCGGGGTGTTTCCATGGGCAATATCCGCCCGGTGTAGCGATGACCTCCGCCGAATGCGTGGGGATCGCGATTAGTGCGGGTAAGGCGTTCTATGCGGCTCACTTTGCGGCTCCTTTCAGGGATCGGATGGCTTGGGCAACATCGTTGCAAGCCTCATTGTAGATGTCGGGCCGCATGTCTCCAGCAGACGCAGAGGCATCAACGTAGTGCTGCGCATAGCGTTCGCCTTCAGCAGACTCCGCCGCCCGCTCGTATGCCTCTCGCACCTGTTCCTCCAACCGAGTGTTACGGGCTTCGAGTGCGGCGATGTGGTCGCGGGCAGCAAGGAACGTGCACTCAGGGCGACCGCACTTGCAATCGAGCAAGACAAGCATGTCCTGCGTCTGCTGTGCTAGATCACTCACTGGCCTGATCCTTCGTTGAGTAGGTTGTCGATGCGAGTGATAGCCTCCCATGCGATTGCATCGTTCATTTCATGCCCACCGCCGGGGTCGCCTTCGCAAACCGCACAGCCACGACAATTGTTGCTTATGCGCTCCAGATACTCCCTCACTGTCATGAACCCTTCCCGCTCTCGCGTGGGGGCGGATAGGGCGGCGCAAGAGGGGCATGGCAGACCTAAATCAGACGGCAGCATGGTGCGGTGGCCAACGGGTGGATCGACTGCATAAACTCGAGCGGCTTCACGCGCCGCTGCCACCTTGTCGGCTTCGGTTTCGCAGGCGTCCTTATCCCAAGCCAGTTTTGCCAAAAGGCCCGTTGCCGCCTCGACGTTTGCCACCCAGTCGGCAAACTCATCCCGATAGCGGTCGTCGTCCCATTCATACGGCCCGCGCCCTTCCAGCAGCCAGCGATGCCCGTTGAGCGCGCGTTTAATGTGGCCAAGTGCGATTGCCACAATGTAGCGATCACGGTCGAGCAGATGGCGCATGTCTTCCAACCCCGCCGCGCTCGGCTCGGTCTTGGCGGATTTCAGCATTTCTCCTGCTTTGTTACCATCGGTCATGTGTTATTTCCTCGTCTGGCGAGACTAACGGCACGGTGACGCAAATTCTTGCATGCCTTGCATCTCTTATATCCCGTCTTTTTGTTTATATATGTATTCTCTGGCGTGTACTCGTGGCCCCGTCCACAATGGGTCATCCCCTGAGTGGCCATCTTCCTAGAAATGCCACTGTTGCCCCTCTGAATGTTCACAATGTGGGTAACGGGCTCAAGGTGTTCTGGATTGCAACACGCCCGATTGCGGCACAAGTGGTCAACTACTAAGTCTGTAGGAACCCGCCCCTTAGTAAGATGGTAGGCAAATCGGTGAGACGATACCCGACCGAGCGGCTTGAAGTTGAATGACCCATAGCACTTAGGATTTAGATAGCCTTTCCACATCCAGCATTGGTCGCGCGTTCCGCGGTCTATTTTTGACCAAAACCTATCCTTCACTTTTTGCGAGATCGCTTCTGGGTCTGGGATGGGTTTGATTTTAATAGGCATCACCTCGATCCTTTAAATATCCGCGCAAACAGTCCGGGCCTCTCCATGGGCAGGATGCGCGCGTTGTAGTGGTAGCCGCCGCCAAAGTTCTGGCGGGGTGCGAACCTGTGGCTGCGTTCGTATGTGTGCGAGCGGGTCATGATGCGCCTCGGGCTTTGGCGATGGCGGCGCGGGCGCGTCGCTCACACTGTCCCTTGATCGTGAATCCGCCATGCTCGCGCAGGCATTCCTCCAGCGCTTCCAGTAATTCCGGTGCGGCTGCGATTAGGCGAGCGTTTGCCTCCCAAGGATCCGTCCCGGCTTCACGATGCTTGGCCAGCGTGATTGCATCCCTCGCTTCCGGATCAGAGGCTTGGCAGATGATGCCTCCACGGAATTGCCCCTGCTCGGTGACAGGTGCGCGGACACAACCCCAATCGTCATACTCATCGGGTCGGTAAGCCCACGGTCCCGGCGTGTGGTTCGTTCCCATCTCAAACACTCCCTGCCATTGATTGTGCGTCGTCTATGGATATGCCCTGCGCTGCCAGCGATCGCACAAGTGCGGCAAAGGCGTCTGCATGTCGCTGCTCGACCTCGGGATATTCGCCTGTGCCGTCTGCTGCCATTTCCACGGCCAGGTTGGCGTCCTTCATTTCGAGATAGGCTTCCTTGATGGTCATGGCTGCTTCCTTTTGGCGAGGATGGCGCGAAGGCCAGCCAATGCATTGGCTTGTTGATCGATGAGGCTGCGGAGATTGCCTTTGGCGTCCCGCATCTCTGCGTTGGACAGGGCGTCATACGCCGCAGGGAAAAGTCGTACCGCCTCCATCGCCTCATCCAGTTGAGCACGTAGGTCTGCTATCTCTGCCGTGAGGGGGCGGGCGGCTTCGGTGCGGTGGCGGGCAAAGGCTTTGACGATGGGAAAGTGGTCACCTTGTCCCAGCCGAATTTCTTTGGCCTGCCAGTCTTGGCCACCGGCTTCCAAAAGACGAACTGCACCATTCCGATCAGCCTGCGTCACCTCCGGCACGTCCTTGGTCCTATCCATGGGTTTCTCCTGTGGGGGTTTCGGTGTGTTCTTTTCGAATTTCGCGCTCACGGATAAAAATCCGGTCTAGGGTATCATGCGGAACCAGCTCAATCACCGCTCTACGGAAGGCGTCTGCATCTTGAATATCGTGCATCCGCTGATTGATAAGCGTGAGACGCTTCTGGATGCTCTGATGCTTTAAACCCAACGCCTCGACAGACCGCTTATCCCCCTCAGCTTTCGCTCCCATCAATTCATTCTGAATGCGGACAAGCTCGGTTACCAATTGCCGTCTCTCGCTAAGGCATTCATCCTTGGAATAGTTCGCAGCCGACTGAATTAGGTCATCTTCAGCGACGAAACCCGCCTGAGCCACGGGAGCAACAACAGTTCGGCGCGCCCTACGCTGAAGGCTGCGTGATGTGCCTTTATACATATCAGGCCTCCATCCAATTCCGCCTGCGCGGATCAACGCCGTGATAAGCACGCATAGCCGCAGCATGGTGTTCCGCGTCGAAAACGTCCTGACGTTCGATCATCTCCCGCAGTTCCGCGTCGTCTCCCGTGTCGATTGCAGCCTGTGCTTCATCCATCCACTGTTGGCGGGTGAAGAGAGGGTAATCGGCCTTGGGGAGGTCGCCTGAGAGGATGGCGTAAGCACGCTCGCGGTGCGGCAAGCTGCGGGCCGTCTGGTTGTAGGCGGTTAGGGCGCGGGTGAGCGGGGTTACGGCGTTCATGCCAGACCTCCGCGCGGGCATTCCCAGTCGCATTCTTCGGATCCTGCCTTTGAGCAGTAACCGTCCGGCATCATCCCACAGTCGAAGTTATTCCGGCAATGCTCCCACGTCTCGCCGCAGCAATCGCAAAGACCATCATCATCCTCTGGTCCGCAATGATATTCGGCAACCGCTTCAGCGTCCGGATAGCCACACTGGCGGCATTCGTCGGGAAGGTGAGCGCCATCTTCCAGCCACTCCGATCGAGCGATAAGACCGCCGCAGGAAGGGCACCAATGTCCATCCTCGTTGACAGACCAGCAAGCCACTTCGTCATCCAACGTCATGCGCCTTGCTCCAGCGCGAGATCCGCGTCTTCTACCGCCTCGGCAGCCTTGCGAAGGTGATCCTGCGCGCAGATGGATGAGTCCAGAACTGCATCAATCAGTTCATAAGCCTGCTTGAGGCGGCTGTCGTACCAATCGGTGGATTGGCTCTGCACCCCACCCTCGGCGCGTTCGATCTTGGAGGGGGTCATTTCCAGCTCTCCACCTGATCGCAAAGCGGGCAGAACCCATCAGCAGCGGGTGTTGAAAAAGCCTTCCGGTCCGCCTCTGTTGCGGTGCGCACCCTTGTGATGCGGTATATCCCGCCAGCCAAGCGCGGCTCGCCATCTTTGTAGATGAATGCGGCGCAATGGTTCGGCAGGTTCGCGGAGAGGATCATTGCCTCATATCCGCTGTCTTGCTCAGCCATCGGTGAAACTCCCACCCGACAGATCTGCGGGATGCAGTCCTTCGTCGGTGTGGGGCCTTTCTGTACGACTTTAGCACCCATGTCAACAACAGAATGTGCGATTATCGAAAATAAATGTCTTGCACGGGGTGCGATTATCATGCAGAAGCTGGTTATGGAAAATGCAAAATCATATGCGAGCCGGGTGATTGATGCACTTGGGGGCACAACCAGCGTGGCGAAGGAAATAGATTCGCCAAAGTCTACAGTTCATAGCTGGAGGGTCAACGGTATTCCGTCTTCCAGGCTATCTCACCTCAAGCTGCTTGCGTGGTCAAAACGCATCGACTTGCCCGAACAGGATATTGGCAATGAGTGAATGGCAAGACATTTCGACTGCGCCGAAGGATGGGACGTGGATACTGGTAGCGGGCACCGTTTGGGCCGGCGAAGTCGCCGGCATTGCAAGAAACGCAAAGCCTGAAGTGAGTATAGCGAACTACACAGGCGGCAACAGCGATTATCCCGGCGATTGGTGGAATGAGGCTGGTGGAGATTATTACGCTTGCTGGTGCCAACCCACCCACTGGCAGCCCCTTCCCACCCCTCCCGAACAGTAAGGAACGCATGATGGAATACTACGAACACAAGCCGGTTGAATACCCAAACCTACCCATCGGACTTCGCATCCTGTCATGGGCTATCGGCGCTGCAATAGGCACTGCGCTTTATCTGGTGGCCTATCACCTTGCACAGGTTCTTGCGGCATGACCCCCGACTACCGCGACCGCTACTTGCAATCCAGGATCCAGTTAGCCGACACCAAGGCTGCTCTTGGAAATGTGACCCACGCACTCCTACTCGCCTGCAAAGCTTTGGAGAGCGAGGGCCACGATGTCAGCCACCTTAGAACAGCCGCAACAGAGACTGAAGGATTACGCTATGAATAGGCCAGTGGAGATAACCCCTGCTGTCCTGCGCGATCTCATATCATACGATCCGGAAACTGGCGATATGGTATGGAAAGAAAGGCCCGCAAAGTTTTTCATCGGAGCGAAAAGGGACGGCGATTGGTCGGCTAAGCAGTGGAATAGTCGGCTAGCGGGTAAGCCAGCTTTGGCTTCGGTTGCCGCTACCGGTTGCCTCAACGGAAGCGTTTTTGCGCAACCCCTTCTGGCTCATCGCGTGGCGTGGGCCATCTACCATGGAGAATGGCCTAAAAATGAAATTGACCACATCAATGGGAATAGGGCCGATAACCGAATTGTTAATCTACGAGATGTTCCGCGCTCTTTGAACGTCAAAAACTGCAAACGCCGAAAAGACAACACTTCAGGTTTCGCAGGAGTGTACCGGTATAAGAACCGATACCTCGCCCATCTTCGCATTAACGGAAAACTGAAGATCGTTGCTCGGTGTGACACGCCAGAAGAAGCTTTCGCCATTCGCGAGCAGGAAAAACTCAAATATGGCTTTCACCCAAACCACGGAAGAGATTGAGAATGAACGATATTTTTCTTGATTGCGAGACACTGCCAAGCCAATCGGCTGAATACCGCGCAGAGGTCCGCGACAGCATTACCGCCCCGGCACAATACAAGAAGCCGGAAAGCATTGCGCAGTGGATCGCAGACAACGGCGATGCGGCGGCTGACGAGATTGTAGCCAAGACTAGCTTTAATCCCGCGCACGGCCATATCTGCACGATTGGTTTTGCGATTGGTGATGAGCCAGTAGAAACTCTCAGTATTGGGTCAAATATTGATCTTGAGTGGGATATCCTACACGAGTTCTTCGAAGCACTCCCCACGCAAGGGCTTAACCGCTTCATCGGCC